TAACTGTTATGAAACCGTTAACAGAAACCGTGAGTTAAAAGGAATCGAGCCTGTCAAGGTAATCTGTGCGGCGAATAGCAATAATATGGCGAATGAACTGTTCATCTCCTTAGGTCTGGTTTTAAGAGCAGAAAAGATGTTTCAATCAGGCAAGTCAATCTGGATTGACAAGGAAAGAGGACTGGCACTGATTATCTGTCAGGACAGCCCAGTATCTGAAGCGAAAGAAAAGACAGCGTTGTACAATCTAGTTTCAAGAGATTCTGATTTCTATCAGATGTCACTGAAAAATGTATTTATAAAGGACAGAGCAGATAATGTCGGAAGCAGAAATATCAAAGAATTTAAACCTTTGGTACGCGTGGGCGAAATGTATGTCTATAGGCACAAGTCAAGACAAGAATACTATGTTACATCGTTCAAGACGGGTGTGTTTAAAGATAATTACACTATGAGTGAAAATGACAAAGTGCGTTTCCGGTTAAAGTATCGCTATTTGTGGATTGCTTTTCTGTCACGTTCCTTATACCTTGAAAATTATATCATCCAAGTTCTTTTCACAAAATGTTTCACGTGAAACAACTTGCCAAAAAAGAGGATATATGCTATAATCATAAGTGAAAAGAAGTGCTAGAAACAATCCCGGAAGGATGCACATGTTCTATGTTTCGGAACAGGAATCTTTTCAACAGGCGGTATCTATTAACCGCCTGTTTTATTAAACCGGGAAGAAAGAGGCGGTTATGGACGCAAACGCTATTATGACCATGGTGCAGACACTGGGATTTCCGATCGTGTGTTGTGGTGCGCTGTTCTGGCGTATGATGAAGGAATCCGACAATCACAAAGCGGAAATGGAAAAAGTGACAGACGCACTGAACAACAACACACAGGCACTCATCCGATTAGAAGAATCATTGAAAGGAGAAAAAGAAAAATGAAGCAGGAAGATATCGTAGCATTAGCAAAAGCGGGGTTCACCCGTGACCAGATTGTGGCACTAGCAGGTTTACAGACACCGCAGGTTCAGCAGATTCAGCAGACACCGCCGGTTCAGCAGATTCAGCAGACACCGCCGGTTCAGCAGACACCGCCGGTTCAGCAGATTCAGCAGACACCGCCGGTTCAGCAGACCGCACCGTCTGGTGACCCTGTTCTGGATGCTCTCATGGGACTGCGGGACGACATGAAAAAACAGGCGTTGCTGTTTTCTTCACAGCCCGCTCAGAAGCAGGAAACAGCGGACAGCATTTTAGCATCCATCATCAATCCGAAAGGAGAAAATTAAAAATGGCAAATGACTTATCTTTTGATCAGCTCTCAACCGTTCTGACAGCGATTACAAATCAGGCAACCGGTGTAAGCAATATTGCACCTGTTGATACTGCATCCTTTGTTACTGTCGCACAGATGGCGTTGAAAACAGGTTATGACCCGCTGACCACGGCTATTTCACAAGTTCTGTCAAGGACAATCTTCTCTGTCAGACCATACACAAGAAAGTTCAAAGGTTTGAACGTATCTAATCAGCGGTACGGAAACCACGTTCGCAAACTTCTGACGATCGACAAACCTTTTGAGGACGATGATCGTTTAAAACTGACGGACGGCGAGTCAATTGACCAGTACCGTGTGAACAAGCCGAAAGTTTTACAGACCAACTTTTACGGTGCAAATGTCTATCAGAAATCTGTGACGATTTACAAAGATCAGTTAGACTGCGCATTCTCGTCACCCGATGAGTTCGCATCTTTCATTTCCATGGTCATGCAGAATGCATCTGATATGATTGAACAGGCGCACGAAGAAACTGCAAGAGCAACGATCAACAATCTGATTTCCGGTATTTATGCGGCGGAAACAACAGAGGGAACATCTAATACCATGGCAAAAGCCAAAGGTGGAAAACGTGCTATCAATCTGCTCAGTCTTTTCAATAAGACGAACGGCCGGGCATTAACGGTCAGCGATATTTTCAAAGCCGAAAACTTTGAAAGCTTCGTAAAGTTTGCGTTTTCAACAATCAACACGCTTGCAGATTTAATGACAGACCGCAACACCCTGTTCTCTTCTCAGCTGACGAACTATACAGTTATCCGCCATACTCCGAAAGATCGCATGAAATTTTATCTGTACACGGATTTAGTTAATAAGATCAATTCGGAAGTATATTCGAGCGTATTCAATCCGGATTTCCTCAAGTTCGTCGACTTTGAAAGAGTTAACTTCTGGCAGTCTGCTTTGAATCCTTCTCAGATTCAGAACAAACCTGTGATGCTGAACAAAGATGGTACTCTGAACACGGTTGGCAATACATCCATCGAAAATGTATTCGGTGTTCTTTTTGACGAAGAAGCCGCAGGATATACAACCGTAAACGAATGGTCACAGCCCAGCCCATTCAATGCTCGGGGCGGCTACTACAATCAGTTCTGGCATTTCACAGACCGATATTGGAACGATTTCACAGAAAACGCGATTGTGTTCTATGTTGCTAATATCAATCCATCATGATGTTTCACGTGAAACACAAAGAAAGGAGTAAACATGGCTTTAAGCATTACTCTTTACAATTTCTCTAAGCGTCTGAACAGTACGAAAAATCCCCCCGCTGAGGGGGGATTAACTGTACAAGCGGTTCTGAAAGATAATACATCTCTTCTCAGACCGGAACTGGAAGTAGTTGAAAACGTAACGGCTTACAACTATGCATATATACCGGATTTTTCCCGATACTACTTTGTCGAGGATGTGATCTGGGAGCGCGGCATCTGGCGTGTCGTTCTGTCCGTGGATGTACTTGCAACCTATAAAAGTGTGATCGGGGACACGACAGCATATATTCTGCGATGCGCAACGTTTCAAGACATAACTATCACCGATCTGCTCTATCCTGCTGTCACGGAAATTGATACACAAAAAACAGAATTTGTTTTGGAAGATGGTTGGGTGGAAAATCCAACCGTGGCAAACGGCTATTATGTAGTCGGAATTGTAAACAATCTGGACAGTGCCTATGGTGCGGTTGCCTATTATGTTATGACTGGAAAAGAAATGGCAGATTTCCGTGCATATATGTTAGGCGATATTCAGTCATGGGATCAGATCACGGACTTTTCCGGTGATGTTGCCAAAGCATTCATCGATCCATTTCAATACGTTGTTTCGTGCATGTGGTTTCCCACGGGCGTTCCGGTCGATGCGAACAAAAAGACAATTGCGTTCGGTTACTGGAAATCAAACCTGCAAGCTTCTATTTTATCACAGACAACACGTAACTATCCTTTTTCACTGGCTCGCCCCGACAGAACCAACAACAAAGATCTCACGTATCTTTACAGAACGCCTTGGGCAAACTACTATTTATACTTACAACCATGGGGACTCATTCAATTGGACGCATCGAAGATGGGAAAGAGCGGTGTCAGTTGTAATATCACGTATGATTTTGTCAGCGGAAAAGCAATTTTGACAATCACTTCGAAATTAACCAATGATGTGTTGTACACTGGAGAAGCACAAGTAGGTGTGCAGATGCAGTTATCAAACGTTGGTTTGAATTTGAAAAGTGCTACCAGTAGCGTGGGTTCGCTGATCGAAGCGGCTAAAAATTCCATAGGCGGTGTGATCGGTAACATAGGTCAGAAATTTAGTGCAAGCAACATCGCATCAAGTGCAATTATCAGTAATGCTTCTGTGCAAAGCACTGGCACAAACAGCGGTATGGCGGCGGACTCACTCGGCGGAAAAGCAACTCTTTTCGCCAACTATTATGAATCAGTCATGTTTGACATCGCCGATAACGGCAAGCCGCTTTGTCAGAATCGGAAAATTTCCGATTGCACGGGCTTTGTGAAAGTCGAAAATGGACTTATCAACTTTTCCGCAACAGAACCGGAAAAACGAATGGTCAAAGAATATCTAGAAGGAGGATTCTATTATGAGTGAAATTAAAATGTATTCACTGCCAACCACTGTAGCCGTAGCGATTCTTGTCATAGGCGGCAACTATGGAAACGGAACTGACCGTTCAAAGCGGTTGAAAGCAGATGGCTTCGATCCTGTCAAGGTGCAGAAGTGTGTGAATGATCTTTTACCGATCATCAAGAGGTATCAGTAATGGCAGGGAATATTCAAGTGTCGTACCAATGGGCTATTGACACTTGCAATAGAAACAACGTTGGGTACTCACAGACATACCGTGAACAGCAGACCGTGAACGGGATTACTTATTATGACTGTTCATCTTTTATCTGGTACGCACTTTTAGCGTCCGGCTTTGATGTGGTTGCCGCTCATGGTGGGCAATCATGGGCGTTCACAACCTACGATATGGTTTCTGTTCTGGATGCTCTTGGCTTCGACCGTGTACCGGTGAACGATGTCTGGAAACCCGGCGATATTCTGGTTAGAAATAACCAGTATGGCAATCATACAGAAATGGTCTATGAGGGGCGCAGAACCATGGGTGCGCACAGTTCCACATATCCCCTTAGTGAACAGGTATCGATCAATAGCGGTAATAGCGATCCCGCAAAATGGGATACGTGCCACCGCTTCGGCGGCGGGGCATCCGGAGCAAAAGGAAGCAGTGCTTATGTGGTTGCGGCTATTTGTGGTAACTTCTGGCAGGAATCCGGTATCAATCCGGGAATCTGGCAGGATTTGAGGGAGTCAACGTGGATAGATTTACTCGTTGGTTACGGCTTGGGGCAGTGGACGAACACAGAGGGTGATACTCATGGACGTTTGTATAAACTGCACGAATGGTTGATGAATAATGGGTATGCAGATGATGACGGGGTCGGTCAGCTGAACTATCTCATTCATGAAAACGTGTGGTATAGCACGGGAGAAGCTTCTGCATATAATAATCTGACAGAATTTCTGACCAGTGATAGCACTGATATCGAAACATTAACTCATGCTTGGAATATCGGGTGGGAAGGAATCCATGATAGTTCATGGGATGCAAGAGTGCAATATGCGCAGAACTGCTATGATTATATCATTGCACATGCAAATGATACATCCATTACAACATGGGCGAAAGGTAATCGCTACTTGACCGAAGCAGAGCGTTACAACAATGCAGTGTTGATATACCGCTTTCTCAGCACAGGTGCTTTACCCGGAACGGGCGTGACTTTTCTGATCGCAGTTCTCAGCAAAAAGAAGAGGAGGGACAGACGGAATGTATAACGGTATACCTTTTTCGGCGGACTATATCAACGCCGCCAACTCTGTGGTATCGCCGTCTACCGTGCATTGTAGGAACACAACATTATCTCTTTATTTTCAGCGTTATTTACTGCAAAAAGCAATGAGCGTATTCAAATGGGAGATGCCGGTTGACTGGTCGAAGAATTACACACTTTACACACTCTACTGTTGGGGCTTTTTCGCCGTGGTGAATACAGATCGCTACGGTGTTATTCCACAGGCGTGTGGTCTGAGAGGATACGATGTTTTCTATCAGCCCACCCATGCGATCATCACAAATCCTCTTCTGTCGGGGACTCTTGAGCCAAGGATTGGTCTACAGTGCGAGTTGGTGAGATTACAACCGGACTATGGCGGTATCATGGATATTGTCAGCTACTATGCAGATATGTTAGCACTCTGCGCAGAATCCGTGGGAATGAATCTGGTTAACAGTAAACTTGCCTATGTGTTTGCCGCCGAAAATAAAGCTATGGCGGAAACGTTTAAGAAACTGTATGACCAGATCGCCGCCGGAAATGTATCTGCTGTAATCGACAAACAGCTTTTCCGTGAGGATGGAAAACCGAACTGGCAGATGTTCAATCAGAACGTAGGACAGAATTATGTTGCGGACAAAGTGCTTTCTGATATGCGGAAAATAGAATCCATGTTCTGCACAGAGGTGGGAATCCCCAACGCAAACACGGACAAGAAGGAACGCTTAATCACGGACGAGGTGAATGCAAACAACATTGAAACTCGCTCAAAATGTGATCTCTGGTTGGAAGAATTAAAAGAATCCTGTGCAAAAGTGCGTGATATGTTTGGTATCAAGTTAGATGTGAACTGGCGTTACAAGGGAGGTGCAGAAGATGGCAGTAATGAGCCTGATGGGGCTTTATAACTACGATGCGACATTGTTGGATGGTCTGATTGAAAACTTGCCTAACAAAAATGGTATACCGTCCGACTATCCGGATTCCTATTACACGGATGTTACGATCGACTCAAATACGGTTGTTGAAAATCTGTTGGTTGAATGTGCTGAATTTGAAATTCTTTATGCAGACTTTAATGCGTTAAAGCGTATTATTAAAATCTGGTCTGCAAAAGAAAAGCCGGTGTGGCAGAAAATGTACAATACAGTCTGCTATAAATACAATCCGATCTGGAACAAAGACGGGAAAACAACGTGGACAGAGCGTCAGACCGGAACAGGTAGTAAAACAGAAACGGAAACCGGAACGAAAAGCGGTTCTGGAAATGACACTATCACAGATGATTACACAAGTACAAGTGACACGACAAATAAGACAAGCGGAACGGGGTCTAGTACTAGAAATGGAACGGATGAAACAACCGGAAAGGTTTCTGCATATAATAGTACCGATTTTCAGAACAGGGAACAGAGCAACAGCACGAATACGGAAAGTAATAGTTCCGAAAGTACAGAAGATTTCACCGGAAAAGGAACGGTAACAAACAAAGGAACAAAGAAAAACGTGAGCAGTACAAGTGAAACAAATAATGTTTCACGTGAAACAAACGACCAGAGCAACGGTGAAACAACGCATGAACAGCAAGACACGGGTAACATCGGAGTTACAATGACGCAACAGATGATAACGGCAGAACGTGAAATTGCAGTGTTTAATATCATTGATTTTATTATCAGCGATTTTAAAGAACGTTTCTGCCTACGGATTTATTAAAAGGGGGATTAGAAATGGGATTATTCGATCAGTTTCCATACACAAACTTTCATGAACTGAATCTGGACTGGATTATTGATGAAATGAAAAAATTAAGGGAAGATTTTAATAATTTGCCGGATTCTATCATTGACAAACTGATTGCCAATTTCAAAATCGGCAACTTTGTAAATGTTAAGTTACTGGGAGCGAAAGGTGACGGCGTAACAGATGATACTTTAGTCATTCAGACAGCATTAAACAGATACAAATCTATTTTTATCCCTGCCGGCACATATAAAATCAGCAATCTTTATATCGGCAACGACTGTACTATCCTTGGTGAAAATAGCGATTCCGCCGTTCTGGACGGATTCGTGAAAACGGAAGGCTATGAAGATAATGTAAACAGCAACCTTCCCGGCGGTGTTCATGACGCAATCTTGTGTAATCTGTCAGTAGTAAATGGCGGTTTACGTATGTACGGGTACCGAAATTTACTGTCACATGTGTATATCCACAAATGTGAACAGGGGTTGATTTCGGAATGGTCAACGTACCTTGGCGGCGTGGCGGAAACCGATGAAGGAAATGTTGGATTCATGGAAACAATCGTTGAGAAATGCAGATTCTACAACAACACGATCGGAGTGGTGTGGAAAGGATCACATGATAGTATTTTCAATGATTGTTGGTTCTATCTGAACGGCGATGGCCTGTCACTCGAAAAAAGTGATAAGTACACCGCCACTGCATGTATCGTCAATAACTGCCACTTCTATGCGAATAGCAAAACAGCTTGCGTGGATAATGCAGGATGCTATTTCTTTAACACGCAATTTGAATCCACTGGTTTCAACAATCAGAACGGTGAAAACGTGTGTGCGCTGAATCTGGCATATGGTGGATCGCGAGTTGTAAATTGCTTCCTCTTTTCCAATACCGTAGGGGTCGCTCTGAAAATGTTATCATCTGATAACTATGTAAATGACTGTTTTCTGTTTAATAATGCAGTTGCTCTGGAATGCCGGGGTCAAAGAAATGACTTCTCTGTGCTTCTCAGAAATAACACAAAAACGCATGATGTTCTTGCGTTAGATAAGACATGCAATGTTGACATTAAAGGGCAGTTGGCGCAGTTCTCACAGCCGGCTATACGCTTAATCAATAAAACAATCCCAAGTGCCGCCGATGCTGAACACGCTGTAGTGAATGACACGGGGTCAACCGTGATCATTTATCAGCGGGGACAGGGTAGCACTTTCGTGAAACATGGGGATCAGCTTTTATCAGCGCAGGCGGCGAACTGCATTGTTCTTGAAAACGGTGATTCTATTTACTACAATGATGCAGTTCCTGCTGACTGGACATGGATGCCGGTGAACTTATAAAAGAAAGAGGGCTATTAGCCCTCTTTTTAAATTAAACAGATTATTTTATCGCCATTCTTACAATAGAATACTTTGAAAAAAGCAACTTCCATTTTCATGTATGAGGGATTGTGTTCAAAAATCCCTTCTACGGTGTTTGAGTAGACCTCTCCGTGTTCATCAGA